CAGAACGGCTACTTCCTTGAGCGAAGCGGAACCGATGTCTACCTCGTGTCCAGAAGTTATGTCAGCGGTTCAGTCGTGGAGAGTCGTGTCCCCCAGTCCGAATGGAACATGGACACCCTCGACGGCAACGGTCCAAGTGACGTAGTTCTTGACCTTTCCAAGACCCAAATCTTCTTCTCCGAGTACGAGTGGCTAGGTGCTGGTTCTGTACGTCTTGGGTTTGCCATCGACGGAAACTTCGTCATGGCGCACCAGTTCAACCACGCAAACCACATCACCTCCACCTACATCACAACTGCTTCTCTTCCGATTCGCTACGAGATTGAAAACCTTGTTGCGACTGAGGGCGCTTCGTCTCTCGGGCAGATTTGTGCCTCGGTTATTGTCAATGGTGGCTACGAGCGCATCACCGAGTCGTGGACTGCTGCTCGAACAGAAACGGTAAACGTTGGCTCTGATTACTACCCCCTAGTCTCAATTCGGATGACAGAGGGTCGCACGGACTCCATCATCCTCCCCTCCTCCGCTGAGATTCTCCCCGTTTCTCAGGGCAACTACCAGTGGGCTCTTGTTCGCAACGCAACCCTTACGGGAGGCACTTGGGTAACCCACGCTCCCTCCACGGGCAATATCCAATACAACATCTCTGCTACCGCCATGACAGGTGGAATTGCTGTTGCTGAAGGATTCATCAACTCTTCCAACCAAGCCTCTGCATCTATCGACGTTGGAAACGGCAACCTCGCTCGCTTCGATTTGCAACTTGGGCGCACTAATTCGAGCACTCCTGTGAGTGACACTTTGACTCTTTCACTGCGCTCATTAGGGGGAACGCAGTCGGGACTCGGTTCTTTGAGTTGGACCGACCTTCTATAGAACCTGCTGCCACCATCTAGACTTTTCCTATGAATGAAGAAGCTAGCGAGGAAGAACAAGAGTCCTCGAAGTCAGACAAACTTGAGTTTGACGAACAGGCTTTTGAAGATGCCTTAGGCGCAAGTCCGATGGACGAGGACGCCGTGCAGATGCACGAGTTGTTCCTTTCTTTCATGCGAGCTGGTTTCCTCGAACATCAAGCTCTACGTTTAGTCGCCATGTTGATTGACCAAGCCAACGCCGAAACCATTGTCTTCACCGCAGATGACGGAGACGACGATGAGGGTGATGACTGAGTGGGAGCCCGAAAAAGTGGATTTCGAGCCGGATGACTTTGACGACGACGGGCGCTCAGAAGAGATATTCGAGATTCTGATTAATACCGGAGCCCTCGAAATTATGGGCTACGACCATCAGGGAGACCCGGTTTTTCGATTCACCGAGAAGTGCAAGGATGTCTTCCCAGAGCTGTATGCCATGCATCAGTCAGAAGTGAACAACACCGCTAACGAGCTATGGCAGCTTGGCCTCATCAGTCTCAATTTCACAGATGAAGACATGACGGTCACCATCACACCGGACAACTACAGCAATCTAAAGAACTACGAAGGAGACCTCACCGAGGAACATCTCAACTTCTTGCAGTCTCTGGTTGTTAGAAGAAATATGGATGACGACTAGTCGGGGTATCCATCAAGAGTGACCTTGCCCTCTAGATATCCAACGATGGCCCTAGGGACAACGTAGGAAAGAATCTCCCTTCCCTCACACACGTTGCAGGCGCAGAACGGCTGACCACTTTCTGTCTCAACGTCTGCCTCAGGGCTGTCTAGGTCAGCGTCTACTGACTCGTAAAGACTCATCATGTATTCCTCAAGGCCCTGCTGTAGCTCGACACCCCACTGAGGGTCCTCAAGGGCGAACTTGACTCCTAGCTTTTTTACGTCATCCGTCATAGAATCAATACTACGCATAACCTAGGCTAATACGCAAGAGAATGCCTAGTATGAGGAGCAGTGATTTACTCGCTGCTGGCAAAAGAGACGGAGGACATAGTGATTTACTCGAAGATGCCGGAATATGACGTATACGTCATGCGCAACACGCAGGGCAAGCTTGGTTGCTACATGTGCAAGTTTGGTGACCTTATCGAAACCGTGTTCCACCCAGAGTCCACACAGGAGATGCTGGACCACATCGCAGCACACGACCGAGCAGGTGACAAGGTTCCCCTTGGCATCCTCACCCAACTAGTTGCCGACGACCTGACCAACTTCCCCCACAACCCCATGCCCACGGAGCCTTCGGCTTAGTACGGAGTGGGAGCCCGGAAAAATGGATTTTGACAGGGAGTTCTCAACGATGATGTCCAACCAAGAGAAGTTGGAGCGTGCGTATCAGAGGGGCAAGTGGGATGAGCGCAGACGCATCCTCAAGGAGCTTGCCTATCAAGAAGAGCGGTACGGCAGGGGACACAAGATGTCCCCGAAGGAAGCCATGCGAGCCATCTTCGGCAGATGGCGATAATTACGACTTGTTCAGCACCCAGTCGGTGACAACCTTCTGCCACTGCTTGTACTCATTCTGCCCAGCCCCTTCAGGCAGGTTTCGGTTGGCAAGAACTTCCTTCTGGAACAGCAGCTCTTCATCGAGGTTGTAAATCATCAGGTTGGCTCGGAATGTCGCATCGCCAATCGGAACTACCTTGATTTGATACTTGCCGAGGATGCCACCTTCCCATAGGGGGCGGTCATCAATTTCATCACTCATCGTTCGTCTCCTTCGAGAGGGACCGATACCATTCTCGGCCTTCAACTACATCCTTGCAGAATTTTGGCTTTCCTAGACCCTCTGCAGCCATCCAATCAAACCACTTCGGCATACAGTCGATGTAGTCGTCATCTGCCCTGAGGGGGGCAAAAGGCACCCCATAGGCGTGCGCCACAATCGCAGCGTGCATTGAGCCTGCCAATACAAAGCGAGCGCCGGAAATCTTCTGGACAAACTCAATAATGTCTTCTTTTGTCTCGACTACAGGCGAGAAAACAGCGTCTGCTTTGAGTTCAAAGATTGATTGCTGGTTGTAGTCCGACGGGTCTGCGATGTGACGGACCACGATGGCAAGGGCGTTCGGGGCACCCTTCGGAACAAACTCGGGAAGTTGGTACGCCGGGTCGTGCGTCACCTCAACTTCGACTCCGTGTCGAGCGAGCTCTCTCTGCGTGTAAGGCCCACGACAACCAATAAATTTGCTTTGTTGGATGAGGTCCGGCTGAATCATCTCGCCACGCCAACCACAGTTGATGAACACCGGAGTCAGGTCTTGAGCGAGAGCAGCGATGATGTGCCTTGTAGAAATCACGCTACCGATGGGGAAATACAGGTGCTCCGTGTCTTCGGCAAAGTCTTTATAGACCCCCTCTGGAAGTAGGACTTCATAGAGGGCGTCTCCGAAATTACGGGTAACCCCGTCCATCTTCCATTCGTGAATCACTGACTTAGATTACCGTTTCTGTTTTAGCTGCTGGGGGAAGGATTAGGAAAAAGTGTCATCCAGTAGCACTGCTGATAGCACGGCGATATCTGGGTCAACGGTAAGACTCAAATTCTCGTCTGAAATCATCTTGTAGATTTCCCCGTCAGGACTAACGTGCACAACAGACCCTGAGTGGCCTATCCCAATCTGAGGAGCCCCGGGAATCAGAATGGCAGCAACTGTTGCGTGTTGCTCAACGTGCAATACACCCCCACCCAGTGAAAAGAGCCCAAACGAGTCTTTTGTGACTTTTTCAGGTTCTTTGCGAATAAGCGGAATTTCAACTTCCGCTTGTTTTTGAGTATTTAAGGGGTCATCGAGCAAAGCAAAGAAAACTGGCCTTTGGAACAGGGGTTCCATGTGGTCTATTACATATTTAGTTATTGCTACCGAGGATTGAGCCCATTCAAAGGCAGACTTCGGCTTTCGGCCCATTATGGAAAATCCCCACATGAAGTCCTCAAACCTCTGGGGGACAATCCGAATATCCTCGGCATCCATCACTCCATTATAGTCCGCCTCGAATAAGGCTTTTAGCGGAATGGGAGCCCGAAAAATCAGGTTTCGATGTCTTTGGCTACTTGCTCAGTAATTTCCAATTCGTTCGCCAACCAAAGTCTGTAATCCTCAAGCAACTTGAGCTGACCCTTCAAACCATTGATGTTCTCTTCGGTCTGTCGAAGCGCAGTTCGCAGATACCTGCGGTGTTGCTCGGCCTTGAGGTCCGTACCTTCAATCATGCAACCATGTTAGTTCTTTTTCTTGCGCCGTTTCAATACCTTGGGTTGTACGTCTGCCGGTGCTGCAACTTTCCAGTCCGGTAACGGAGGCTTGGGCTTGCCAACGTGGCACTCGCACCCACACTCAACGATGGTGTCATCCCAGTTGCGGTAGTGGACCCGACAGCCTTCGTCGTGTCCGTCTAGACACCAACCAAACTTTCTAGTCATTGCGCAAACTCTATTACACGACTAGGATTTTGTCTAAGAACGGAAAGTGAGCCCGAAAAATGACATTTCAGGACATTATTATTGATTTGGAGATGCTGGCGCTGATTCACGAATCAGAAGGTCACCCCATCAAAGCCAAGGCAATCAGAGACGCAATCTCATACTTGAACACTAGAAACGAACACCAAAAGCTTTTTTCTAGCTAAAGTTCTTTCTATTCCAGAAGTGGTTTCTGTAACCATTCCTCATCTGGGAACGAAGAGCGTCCATTTGCTCTGAAGCAACGGGTCCGGCGGTTTCGTAGTCGCTTACGGTTGTGTGCTCCCACACTTCTCTTTTGAATGGGATGACCTGAGCGATTGGGGTACCTGCGGGGATAATCCCACGCCACTCGGGGTCGTTTAGGACAAACGGTAGCCCGACCGGGAGGTTGAACGTGTCTGTGTCAACCACCCCATCAAAGAGCGTAAATGGCAGGTCGTGGTGCGATGGCGTCTTAAATAGACACGAATAACCTTCTGGAGTTTTGATTCCAAAAGTGTTTTGGAACTTCGGTACTCGGGTCCACCCCTCGGGAAACATCGGGTGGGTCCCGATTTGCTCTTTAGGGTGGTAGTCAATAAAAGGAACGAACGCTGGTTCGAACCACAGGTCCCCGTCATGCTCTTCAACCGAGATGTCCGTTGGTAGGAACAAAACGTATCCGGTAATCATGGAGTCAAGAATCGGTACACAGCGCTTACCAGTCGAACCAGCCTCCCCCTGAGCCTCTAACTCCTCTGCACGTTCTCGGTAGGAGGGCATAGAACGCCACCACTCAGGCAAAACGTCCTTGGCGGGCTTGGGATAGAACTTTTCCTCCACAAGCTCCGAAAACTCAAAAAACTCAACCTTCATATTTTCATCGTAGTCGTCTTTTGCTGATTACGGAATGGGAGCCCGAAAAGTTTAGTTTTGGTGTTTTTGGTAGTCCAGTTTTGGTGTTTTTGGTGTTTCTATGATACTTTGGTAGTCCAATGACGGAAGGACCGAAATGGAAGAAACGACATACACCCCAACCCCAGAAATGTTGGCACTTGTCAACAAGCGGAAAGAGCTTCGACAAGAGCGTCAGAACATCAGGAACCACATCGAGTACCTGCAGAAGAAGGTGGAACGGACTACTGGCAAGATAGAAATGGTCCAAGAGTCCATGGACGAACTCAGAATGAAAGAAAATCCCGACCTAAACACCCTTCCCGGGTTAGAATTCGATGAGGGAGAAGACGGATAACGGAACGGGAGCCCGAAAAGTTGGATTTTGCAACCCCTGTACAGGATGACCAATACATCTTTGATGTCTTAGAGAGCATTGGAGGAGGTCCTCGGGTCGGTTTGACCGCCTCGTGCTTCGACCTCCTCCACGCAGGGCATGTCCTCATGCTTGAGGAAGCAAAGTCGATGTGCGACTACCTCATCGCTGCTTTGCAGACCGACCCGTCAATTGACCGGCCCAAGGAGAAGCGGAAACCATTCCAATCTCTGGTCGAGCGACAGATTCAACTCTCAGCGGTCAAGTATGTAGATGAAATCATCGTTTACGAGACGGAGGAAGACCTTCTCAACATCCTCAAGACCCGTCGTCCCGACATCCGAATCATCGGTGAGGAGTACATGGGTCAGGACTTCACGGGGAAAGACTGGTGCGAGAAGCACGGGATTGACATTTACTACAACTCTCGAACCCACCCTTACTCCAGCACCGAACTGGTCCAGCGCATCCAAGGCAAATAACGGAACGGGAGCCCGGAAAAATGGATTCTGAGACACGACGGTCGCAGAACGAGATTGCTCGTCACCTGCAGAAGATTGCCGAACAGCTTGAAAGGCAGAACAACCTTCTGGAACAGGTTGTCAAAGCCATGAAAGAGCGCTAATTGTACGAAAATCGCTCCTAGCGTACAATATCTGAACATTATAAACCCCCTAGATGCTGTACAACTTTGAGTCTAAGTCTGTATACTGAAATCCCCAGAAACAAAGGGGAGGAGACGCATGGACATCACACTTGACTGGTACGAGTACTCAATGGCTGCCGAAGTCGGCCTTCGTCGGAGTCTGGAGTCCAAGCGTGCAGGTTTAGAGGATGCTCACGGTTTAGTGACCCTCGGATGGAGCGAAAGCATCGAAGGTGCCATCGGAGAACTGGTCGTAGCCAAGGCTCTCAACATCTACTGGGACGGAAGCGTCAATACCTTCAAGGCACCCGACTTTCCGCCCAACATCCAAGTTCGGACCCGTCCCCACCCGGAACATGCCCTCATCGTGCGTCCGGTGGATGACCCGTTTGACATTTTTGTCTTAGTCACAGGTAAGTGCCCCAGCTATACCGTTCGAGGCTTCATCCACGGTCACGACGCTCGGGACCCCGAATGGCTACACAACGAGGGCATCGGCTTCCGTCCAGATGCGTACTTTGTTCCTCAGTGGGCTCTCAAGCCCATTGAGAACCTCAAGGAGGTTGCACTCGCCATCTCCGATTCATATAATAAGGAAACCTAAGGAGGTAATGACATGAGTTGGACAACACCGTTTGAGTGGGCGTTCCAGATTGCTATGTGGGGGATTGGTATTTTCCTTCTGGCAACGTTGGTCGCTTTTCTGATTCTTGTTCTCTATGCGCTAGGCAAGGCGTTCACCGTGGCATTCAAGAATGTCCGTGGGAACATCGAGGACAAGAAGAAGCCAAATCTCACCGCAGTCGAGTAATCAGTGGGTAGCCCGAACAGGGAGCCTCAACCGGGGAATCCAGAACGGATTTCTCTTTTGAAGTTCGAGTCTTCTGGTTTTAGCGATGATGGCACGGTTCTGATAACAGCGACTTTTCGGTACGACCCGTGGTGTTGCAATGAGAGCCACGAAGTTGTTGATGGGATAAACGCTCTATCCAGAGCAATCGAGCAGTCTTACGAGTCTGAGCAGTCAGAACGACTCGCAAGACTTGAAGACGAGTACAGAGGGATTCTAAATAGTGACCAAGATTCGGTTTAAGTCCGATGTCGATGTCGAGCTGGTCAAGTGCAGTGCCGAAGACATGGATGTCGTCTTTTCCGCTCGGGTAAGCACTGAGGGGGAGCGCACTCTTGACTTCGCAGGACTTGAGAACAACGAGCTTCCACAAAAAGACAAAGGTCTCATCAACTTTCTGATGAGGGAGCGCCACGGGACTCCGTTTGAGCACTCCTACTTCACCTTCTACGTCAACGCACCTATCTTCGTCTGGCGTGAGCACATGCGTCATCGCATCGCTTCCTACAACGAAGAGTCAGGTCGCTATCGGCAGTTGGACCCTGTGTTCTACATGCCAGACCGTCAGCGGAAGTTGGTTCAGACAGGCAAGACGGGTGCATACATCTTTGAAGACGGGGATGACTTTCAGTACGCCATGACCATCCAGAAGGTTCGTCAAAGTTGCGAGACTGCATACACGAACTACGAAAACATTCTCTCTACTGGTGTAGCCCGTGAAGTTGCTCGGGTAGTTCTCCCTGTCAGCATCTACTCGTCTGCCTACGTCACGATGAACGCTAGAGCTTTGATGAACTTCCTCTCACTACGTCGGATTGCCGAAGGTTCTCACTTCCCTTCTTACCCCCAACGGGAGATTGAGATGGTGGCAGAGAGGTATGAGGAAATCTTTGAGTATCACATGCCCGTTACTCACGCTGCTTTTGTAAAAAACGGCAGAGTTGCACCGTGAGCGTTCAGTATGCGCAGGGGTACTTGCAGGGATTAAAAGACACCACTTGGAAGTGTTTTGACTGCGGCAACACTTACGAGAGTTCAGTAGAGGAGTGCCCAAACCTATTGATTGACGAGGCAGAGGCAAAGCTTCGATACGAAAAGAACAGGACCGACAATGAGTGAGGGAATCGCTTACTGCTACGCACGAGTTTCTACTCAGATGCAAGCAGAAGATGGAATCAGTTTGGGGGCACAAGAAAAGCAGTTGATTGCAGCTGCTGAGGCTGCTGGTTATGAAGCAGTCATCCTTCGTGAAGAGGGTCGCTCAGGTAAGAACATCACCGGTAGACCGGTACTTACAAAAGCACTTTCTGAACTAGACGAAGGCAAGGCGCAAGCACTTTACGTAACCCGCCTTGACCGACTTGCCCGTTCAACCCGTGACTTCCTCAGCATCGTTGACCGTTCACATAAAAACGGATGGCGTTTATCAATGCTCGACCTCGGGCTCGACACCGCTACTTATCAAGGTCGGTTTGTTGTGACTGTCATGTCTGCCATGGCAGAGATGGAACGAGGCATGATTTCCCTGCGCCAAAAGGATGTTCACAAGGACAGACGGGACTCGGGGAAGGTTTGGGGCGTTGATGTTGGTCCCAAGTCAAAGGTGTCAGAAGAAACTAAGCAAATGATTTACGACAGACGGCAAGCAGGTGTCTCGTACAAGTCAATTGCGGACGAACTGAACGCTCATAAAGTTCAGACATCGCAGGGGGGAAAGCAGTGGTATCCCTCGACTGTTTCTAGTGTTTACGCTGCTATCTGCAGGGAAATCGACGCTACAAAGAAATAATAAAATGTAACTAGCCGCACTCTGCCCATGTGAGTGCGCAGGGGCTAGTTATGGTACGTCGGCATCTCTATATTTATAAACGCCGACTTCTGTCGTACCTATTTTCGACTGCTGCAGGGTCGATTATAATTTTCGTGTACGGAGTTCTTTCTCCTACAACTGCATATGCCGCTGACTCCCCAGCAGAGGAGGTTCAACTCGAACAAGAACCCAGTATCCAAGATTCCAGTCCGGATGCGTCTGAGGAGGTGGTCCAAGATGCGGCATCGCTTGAGTCAACGCAAGACTCTCTCGGTGATGTTGCAACCGCAGCAGCAGCAGCGGAATCTGATATTCAATCCACAAATGAGTCTTTGCAGGAGGTTGTCAACCTAGAGCAAACAATTACGTCAACTGACGAAACCGCCGAGGCGATTGCTAGTGCAACTCAGGATGTGGAAAGCGCAGAGGCTTCGATTGCAGTAGTCAACGAAGCAATCCAAAACGCCGAAACTGCACTCTCAGACTGGGAGCAATCAATATCAGATGTTGAGTCACAACAAGCGGTTGTAGCAGACAAGCAAACAGTTCTAGAAGAAGCTGAGTCTGCACTAGCAAACGCCGAGGCTGATTACCCCGTAGAGACGACAGTGACGGAGGACTTCGAGGACGAAGACCTTTCAGATTCAGAAATTGTTATCACCGTTGGTGATACACCAGTTTCATCTTCTCCGGTCGCAGGTGTGTCAATCGTAGACATTCCGGATGACGACCCTTTCGTAGACAACGGCTTCACGCTCAACCTAGAAGAAGCAACTGATGATGTCTACATCTACATGCCAGAGAGCATCAGGGTTTATGAAGTTGGGTTCGATGTTTTTGCCAAAAACGGCGACGAGCCTTACTTAGTAATCGAGTACGACGCAGAAGGAACAACTTCTGTTGTAGAAAACACCCTCCCCGACTACAGCACCGCTGAGCCCAAAGAAGGCACTGGTGGCATCGGGTATGTCGTTAGTTACACAGCAACTGAGGGTTTGTCGATTGGGTACTTGAAAATCCCAGCCACTCCAGAATACGACTGGTATACCCTCGACAACTTTTACTACAAGTATTTTGATTACATCATCAACCCTTCCTACCAACAGGAGGTTGACGATGCAACAGCCAATCTTGGGTCCGCCCAAACTGACTTGACCAGCTATGAAGAAGTTCAGTCAGCCAATCAATCTTTGGCTTTGGAAGCGTTGGAGACAGCACAGAGCGCAGAGTCTTCAATGCAAGAA